TCTTCATCGTCAACACCCTCTCAGGTGTCTTTGGATGAATTGGATAGGCTCATGGAGACCCTTGTGGCCCCGAGCTCTTCACACAGTGCCAGCTCGACTGGTTCCCTCCCTTCAGCGATCGAACCTCCTGCTCCTGCTCCTCTTCGTGAATCCGTCACAATTGATGTCACTGCATCAGTTGAGGCTGGAGACGAAGATGACCAAGATCCCCCTTCCCCTAATGAATTTGGTTCCAACCCAACTACCCCATGTGGTCGTAAAAACCACACGGGTGGATGGGACACCACCTCGCCTTGGGAGGGAGTGGGTACTCCTGATCATCCCGACTCCACACTTTGCGATCATTGCGATTTTCAAGATGGTTGCGGTGTGAAGGAGTGGACCTGTGGTTGTCGAGTTGATAGCCGAGAGCGAGTCTCGGCTCTCTCTTTAACCATAGTCGCCATTTTCTTCATTCTTTTCTTTCTTATTACCGAGCCTTGGAATCTCGCCGATTTCCTCCACCACCACCTCCGAGGTAGTCTTGTGCCCCCAATTGTGATGATTTATTTGGGTGTTGCCTACATTATCTATCTCGTTCGTGATCGTCGGAGGGAAGACGCTGGGGTCCCGAAGTTGGGTTATTTCACTCTCAGGTCTCAGCGCTTCATTGTTTTGTTATTGTGCGCTACCTTCCCTGTCCTCATTTCTTTTGTCATTCTGGCCTCGCACCAGTGGTGGATATTCTTTTCATTTCCACACGCCGACTCTCTGTATTGGGCTTTGTGTTTTGCAGTGGCTACGGTCATTTCTGTGCACTTGCTCTATATGGGGCTAGAGGTGGTCAATGAATACTCTCCTTGCTACGTTTCTGCTATCATTGACGCTGTTGCTTGTACCGGAGCCGACCAATCTCTCCTCGCCTACTACCATGGTAAAGCCGAGGGTACAGTCCGTGATCCCAAGCGAATTAGGGATCTTAAATTGGTGTTCGACAACCGATTTATGCGCGATCATAAAGATGCGTCGGATTCTACTCGCGAAGCTATGTACCATCGTGTTGTGCGAGCTGACCATATCCTCATCAATCATGAGATCAAACATCTGAATTCCTTTGGTCTCGTTGCCAGATTGTTGAGATTGGTCTCTGGGTGGGCATCTTCAGGGGTTACCCCCGACGGTGTCTCACTTCCAACCCGTTAGGGAGGCCCAGCGTCTGTCTCTGCTCTCTGCGCAGCTGAAGGTGAAGTTGTTCTTTCGAAACTCGCCCCAGGTTGTGTTGTGATCAGGGAGCCTGACGACGATGGGTTACAGCATAAGCGACGTATTGTGCACGTCGCTGCGCCACTCCTTGACGAGTTGTATGTCCCTTTTGTCCACCATGATTGTGTTCACAATGAGAATATAGCGATACACAATCGTGTTTGTGGTGAGGTTCCTCAACCTACACCCGGTGGTATGCGTAAAATGCAGAAAGGGATTGACCTCGTCATCCGGGCACTGCCCAAAACAGTGCAAGAGGAACGAGGTAAGTTTGCTGAGAAATACACAGGCCGTAAGAAGGCTCGTTACGACGACGCTCTGAGATATGTGAATGATAATGGAATCACTAAGAAAGATGCCAAAATCACCATGTTTGTCAAGGCCGAGAAAATGAGTCCCTCGAAGCGCAACCCTGATCCCCGAGCTATCCAATTTCGGGATCCCCGTTACTGTGTAGAGTTAGCAAGTTTTCTCAAACCTATCGAGGAGCACCTTTATAAAATAAAGGTTGAACATCCATTGATTAGCAGGACTCGATTAGTTGGTAAGGGCATGAACCAGGTTGAAAGAGCTTCAACCCTGGCTCGTAAGCTCTCCTTCTTTAAGAACCCCTCAACTATATCCTTGGATGCGAAGAGGTTTGATCAACATTGCGACATTCAGCAACTCCGGCAGGAACATCGGGTCTATACTTCCTGCAACCCCGACAGTTACTTTGCTAAACTACTATCGTGGCAACTTCACAACGATTGTAGTAGCAGGTTGGGTTTTAAGTACCGTACCAGAGGAAAGCGCATGAGTGGTGATATGAATACAGCTCTCGGTAATTGTATCATCATGCTAGGTATGGTGCTTGGTATTATGATCCCACGCGGCAAGCGTTTTGATATCCTAGATGACGGTGATGATTGTCTCTTAATCGTGGAAACAGAGGACTTGGAATCCGTTCTCTGTGACCTCCCAGCTGCCTTTTTGGAGATGGGCCACGAGATTAAGATTGAAAACATCGCCACCACCATGGAGCAAGTCGTGTGGTGCCAAAGCTCTCCCATTAAGTTCGCCAATGGGTACAAGTTTGTGCGTAACCCCATAAAGGTTATGTCAACGGCACTTGTAGGAACCCGATGGTTAAATACTTCAGCCCGAGTTCGGCGGGAGTATCTAGCTGGTCTGGGTGAATGTGAGCTGATCCTCAACCAGGGTGTTCCCATCCTCCAGGAATACGCCTTGGCTCTTATTCGCAATTCTCGAGGTGCGAAGAAGAGATTCGATGACTCATCTGGTGAGTGGTTTCGTTACCTCAGAGAGTCTCGATTATACCGACGCGCAAAGTCTGGTCAGTTCACCTCAGTCATTCTGGATGATACTAGACTTAGCTTTGCTGTGGCCTTCGGTATATCCATTCCCGATCAAATTGATATCGAAAGGCAACTTGCCGACTGGAATTTCAGTGTGGACCAAGTCACAGATGTCCCCGGCGGTCTTGACCCGAAGACCTGGGAGGATACCCGTGATCACATTGAGTTCCAGTAGGGCATGAAGCCAAAATCGAAATCAACCGCCTCCCAGAAGTCCCGCTCTGCTTCTGGTGGCAACATTGTTAAGAGTAACCTTCCGGTATCCAGGCGACCACAAGTTGTCCGTGATCCGGAAACCCCACACTATATCCCTGTGCCAACCCAGGTCGATCGCCCGCAGCATCAGATGGTACGTGATTACGTTGAATGTATGATAGATCCAAAGCGTAAGATGTGCCGTATTCCTGATGGTGAGTCCCGAAAGACGGCTCTCGTTCGTAGTGTCCTTGATATTCCCATTTATGCGAATTTTGATGGACACTCGGACGACGGACGATTTGCAGTTGTCGCCCAGCCCATCCTTGGAAAAGATGGAACTGATCCCGACACCTTCAAAGTAGCCCTGGCTAACCCCGGTTTTAATGTGGAAACTACAAATTGGAGTATCCCCACGTCGTACGCACAAGTTGTCTCTGGAGTCAATGTTCGCCAAGACAGGTACATCTCGCAACTAACGGGATCCCCCACTTTCTTCTTTGGAGTCAAGGATGGAGGCACGACTTCGCCTACCCAACCCCTTGGTTCCAATCCCTCATTCGACCCCAGAAATTACGGTACTGATATTCAGACGGTTAATGGTCCACCAACTCAGTTTGAAGGTGGCCCCGGCGTTTATCAGATAACATTTTTCTGTGCGGATTCTCAACAGACAGTCACTGTTGCCGGGAATGCAACACTTTCCACAACTGCTGAGAATGATAACACTGCTGCTCCATCATGTGTAGTGTATATCTTGAATGCTTCAGGGAACTGGACTCTCACTGTAGCCTGCAGTGCTGATCCAGTATCTTCTATTCTAATCATCACCCCTGCTGTGACCACTGAGGATGCGTCTTGGGAGAACACTGGTGCAGTGACCAGTGTTCGACCTGTGGCGATGTCTGCTTTGTTCACCGCAACTGCCTCCGATCTCATCAATGGCGGTATGGTTGCTGCTGCTTATTTGCCGTCTGCTACGTGCGCGTCAAATTGGTTCACCAATCAGACTAACAATGGAGTAGGACAGTTGCAGGCATGGGAGAATCTCGCACCTTTGGGGTATAATGGAAAACTTAAGGAAGGCGCCTATTGCTTCTGGACCCCTGAAGATGTTCGTGATCTCATATTCTTTCCTCCTGAAAACCAAAACCACACAGTCTATCCATGTCTTGCTATTTCTGGTCAGATGGTACCCGGTACATCCGTCAGCGGTAACATACTTGTGGGTAGATATGAGTTGGTCACGGTTTATGAGTTCACTACTAATGTTCCACTTTGGGAACAAATTCGCTACGTCGGTTCTCAGGCTTTAATCGACGAAACCAAGTCCGCCATATGTGAGTACGCTCACGCAATGGCCAACGAGACCCATCGGGAGTTCATTTTGCGGGTCTTGAAGGCTGTGGGGCGAGGTGCGCTAGTTGCTGGCAGGTTCATCTATAACAATCGAGATGTTATAGGTCCTCTTGCCGCACAGGCCGCCGCGCTTTTCTAGGGTGTCACACCCTGATGGTTGCTGCTGTAGCTGCAGTGACCCGCGGTGGGGAAGTATGAGTTCGCTTGGAGAGAATTCAGGGCCCCCCATTGCAAATACCTTTTCTG